AAATTATTGAAAGAAAATGGTGGTGGAGGTAATGGTGGCGGGGGTGCTGCAACTTCTGGTTCTTTTGGTGATGGTGGCGGAACCGTTTTCACATCAACTAACTCCGGGATTTTTTCTCCAACTTATGGAGGGGGACGTAAAAAGAAAAAGAAAAAGAAAAAAAGAACTGGGATTGAACGTCTAGGTCTTTTTGTAAATAATAAAAGCCCCGAGAAAAAAATGATGAAGAGTGCAGATTTTACTTTAGACTTAGTGAAGTGGGTTAGAGAAGCTCTCATGAAAGATGAAAAAAACTTCCGGCAACAATCTAGTGGAGATGCTATAAACCCACAAACCAAAGAAATTGAGGGTAGGCGTAACCCAGTTGAGTTTGATGCTGAACCCGATAAAAACGCAGCAATTGAACAAAAAGATATGGAACGAAAGATTCGTAGCCTTGATGATGATGAAAATATAAAGGATAACAAACCGGATGATAAGGGAGATGTTTCCCAAGCGGCTCCAGCAGGACTAGAAATCCAGTTGACTGATTGGGGTTCAGGGTCTGAAAAAGGACCCTTAGTCACGGGAGGTTATAGGGATGAAGAGAAAGGAGAGATAGAGGATTTGGAGGAGGACGACAAAGACAGTCCTTTCGTATAAAAGTTGAAAGAAAACAAATTATATGCTAACCTATGTCCTAAATGTAATGGACATATGTATAAGAATCAGGATAAAGATTTACAGTGTGTTACATGTGGTAAGATACTGATAGTAAAGATAAGGAGGAACTATGATTCCAGAACAGGCAAAATCCGAGATAATAAGAAGGAGAGCGTTAGGGGCTACATGGACAGCCATAACGAAGTGGATGAACGAAGAGTACGAGACGGAGACTCATCGCACCACGATTCAACGCTGGCACGACAGCGAGGTAGAGGGGGTTTACGAAGAGCAGGTCTCTCATCCCGAAGATAGTCTAGCCCAGAGAATAAAACTTGACAAAAAGGTTGCTACCCAAAAGAGTGAGGCATCTTTTTATAAGAAACTATATTTGGCGGCTTTAAAAGATGACACTAAGCAAGACCTTATTGTAGAGACTATCCAACAACACACCAAAGCCTTCCCATCAGTACCTCTAAAACATATCGAAAAAACCGATAAGACTCCATTTGGGAATCAGGCACAAGTTATGGTTACCCCATTATCTGATACGCATGTAGGAGAACAGGTGTATAAAGACCAGATGAGAGGATTGAACGAATACAACTTAGATGTTTTTAATAAACGAATGTATGGTTGGGCTAACCAAGTAATAAAACATGCATCTTATAGAAGACAGATAGCCCCAGTAGATGAACTAATTATTCCTATGTTAGGAGATATGATTAGTGGAGACATACACGAAGAGTTGGCTAGGTCTAATATGGCTAACTGTATGGAGCAAATGATTAGAGGAGCTAGTATTATTGGACAAGCTTTGATGTATCTAGCCCCACATTTTACAAAAATCAAAGTCCCATGTGTAGTTGGGAATCATGGTAGGATGACTAGAAAGCCTCCTATGAAAGACAAGTACATGGATTGGGATTATATGCTATATCAATGGATTGCTTCTTTCTGTAAGAACCAAGAAAACATAGAGTTCCATATTCCTAGAAGCTTTATGACTACATTCAAAGTACATGATAAGGTAGTTCTTATTACACACGGAGATTGTATATCAGGAGCTGGGAGTAGTGGTGCAATCCTAAACTCAATAACTAAACTACGAAGTGTATTCCAATTCAGGAAGAACCTACAGCGTGAGATAGAAGGGGCTCTTGATGAAGATTTAGAGCAGGAGTTTGATAGTGTGATGATAGGGCACTTCCACAGGATTGATGAGCTAGACATAGGTACTGGGGAGTTACACATATGTGGAACGATGAAAGGTCCTGATGAGTTTGCTCTTCAACGGTTACAAGCAGCCACTAAACCTAAACAAATAGTTACTTATTGGCACCCACAGTATGGCTATGTAGGTAGAGATGTTATTTATTTAAATAGATATGATACTAGTAAAAGAAAATTTATAGATAAAATTCCAGAGAAGTGGACGGATTTAGAGCAGTAATTAGTATAATAAGTCTATGAGACAAAAACAGAGAAAAAAACCTCGAGGAGAGACTAAGCGAAAAGCTGAAAGAAAACTTCATCAAATTAGAAGAAGGGCTCTGGAAGGATTTGCTCAGATGGTTTTTGAATCTGCTCAGAAAAAAGTTCCTGTTGGTGATGGTGAACTTAGAGATTCTGCTGTTGGCCCCAAGTTACAATATGGGTTCAAACCTAGAATTGGTAGTTATGTTACGGGGTTTACCATAGAGTATGCCGCACCACATGCAAAAAAGGTTCATGACCGACAGAGTGACCCTCGGACTGCTAATACTTCTTACAGTCAGAATACAGCTGCTGTGAGGCAACACGACCGTACTTACACAGGTAAGGGTGGTAGGAAGAGGCAAACAATACAAGTAAATTACCCTAGAGGTAGAAATTTTGGGGCTGGTAGAGAAGTAGTTTATTGGAAAGATAAATCTAATACTACAGACAGAACGGATGGTAAACATCAATTTTATACTAGACCAATACGAAATATTCAAACTACATCAGATGGGTGGTTAAATGAGGCTTATGCGGAAGTGTACAGCCAACTAAACATGAGAGCTAAAATGTTATTAGGATTACCTAAAACAATGACAATTACAGAATAAAAGGAGAACAGAAATGGATGTAAGTAAAGTAACCCCAACCCAAGAATATATTATAGCCCGACATTCTAAAATGGTCGGCAAAGTTTTAGATTTAGTAGAGGCATCACTTCCAGAAGGTAATCAATGTGACAAACTTAAGAAGCTTCTGCAGGTTCCTTTGTATGATTTTCGTAACGAAATGATACACTTAGACTCTAATGGATTATCTAATCCAGATTAAATTATATCAAGTATAATATAATTTACCTTTCTTCAATAGGATTTTTCGATTCCCGTAGTATAATGATATAACGTTTAAATATAACGTTATATTTCATTCTAAAAAAAGGTCGGGAGTGGCTTAGACCAACCTTATTAGGGGTGGATTTCAACAAGGTTCATAGGAGGAAAAAACTATGGCAGACATCTCAGAAAGAATTGAGAAGCAAATGGAAGGTACTAACCTTGCACTAGCGGCTGTAGCCGAAGTTCTACAGAAGATGGATGGACGTTTGGCAAAGGAAGAGCAAGATGATGAAGAGGCTAAGAGGGAAGAAGAAATGCAAAAAGCACAATCTGAACTCGTGAAATCTGTTGCTACTGAAGTTGTTTCTATGTTAAAAGCTGGTGAAGGCGACAGTTATGCTGGAGCTGATGTCAGTGGAGACGAAAGAAAGGCTAGCCCTACAGGGGGAACACCACAAACTGCTGACGATTCTGAATCAGACGCTGGAATTAATTCTAAAATAGAAGACCAGCAAAATACAATTCAAGCCGCCGACATGAGTGATGACGATGATGACAAGGAAAAAGGCATGTACAAAGGTCACAACGGTCATGATGATGGCGACAAAGAAGAGAAAGGCATGTACAAGGAAGAAGACGAGGCTGCTGACGAGCCTACAGAAGAGAAGGGAATGGACGAAGACGATGACATGGAGAAAATGCAAAAGCAAATAGAATCTTTGAAGAAGCAACTTGCTGACACAGAGGCTAACATTTCTAAAGCAGTTCAAAATGAATCTGAAAACAGACTAAGAAAAATGGGATTCAGGGAAGAAACTGGATTACAAGCTCCAAAAATTAACGGATTAGGCGTAGACGGTTCTGCACCTATTCAAAAATCTGTTGCTATGGACACACCAGCTCAACTAGCTGAACTTTCTTATTCTGAATTAAGAAGAATGCAACACCAAATAGAAACTGGTGACACTGATGGTGTCCCTAGAGAGCTATTAGGTTAAACAATTATAAACTATAGGAGATAAAAAACATGGCTAACCCAAGTTTAAGTGAATATCTTGCACAGTCTCAAAGAGGTTTGTATCAGTCTGTATTCGGTCCTGAATACCTTCAAAAACAAACATACTTTACAGTTGACTCTGCAACAGGTGTATTCAACACAACATATGGAAGAAAAGTTTGGCAAGCACTAAACAACCAAACTAGATTCTTCAACGCTATCCCAAGAACAGTTTGGGGTAACACAGCTGGTTGGAGGGTAAGAACTGATAGAGGTTCTAGTCGTTCAAGACCAGTGACTGAAACTGGAAGTTTGCCAACAGTAGACGTTTCCAACATAGAAACAATTTCTAGTTTACCTAGAATAGTTTCAACCACATTTGGTGCTTCAGTGAAATCAGTATTCACTGCACAACTAGAAGGTGGTGTTGGTGATGTTCTTGCGTTGGAAAACGAAAATGCTCAGTTAGACCACGTAAAAGAAATCAACGAAGAGCTTCTAGCTGGTTCAGCTTACTTGACATCAGCTGGTTCATCAACAGCATTTACAGTTCCAGCAGCAATTGCTAAGAACTTTAAAGTTGGTGATGCAGTAGCTCAATACGATGTTTCTGCTACAGGACATGACAGAACTTCTGGTTCAGTTATTTCTGCAGTAAACACATCATCTGGTGCAGTTACAGTTGCTTCAGGTACTACATTCGCTGATGGTGACGTAGCTTACATTTACAACAGAGCAGGTTTAACATCTATCGATGATATTATTTCAGAAGATGGTGCTGCAGTTGGTGGTGGTGAAGCTA